CTGTCTCGCCGTGGTCCTGTTCGGCGGTTTCGCCAATCTCTATGCCGGGAAACTGAAAGAGTGGGAAACCCTGCTGGACGAAAACCATGAATATCTGAAGTCCATCCAGTTGAAGACGCAGGCCGAGGTGGACGAGGAAGCCCAGAAGATCGTGGACGCCGTGAACCTGAGACTGGCGGATTTGGGCGAAAACAAGATGGAAGCCTACTTGCTCGGGGACCACGAGGTTCCTGTTTCGAAAGAGAACTGATGACGACGATCCTCGGCGTGGACCCCGGCGCGTCTGGCGCCCTTGCGATCCTCCGGGACGGAGAGGTGGAACTGCTGGACATGCCGGTGGGCAGGGTGACGGTCGGGAAAACCGCCAAGTTTCGGATATCCCCGGAACTGCTGGCGGTTGCGCTTCGACTGCAACTGCCAATCGATGCGGCCTACATCGAGGAAGTGGCTTCCATGCCCAGACAGGGTGTGTCTTCGACCTTCACCTTCGGGCAGGCTCACGGCATGGTTTTGGGCGCCGTGGCGATGACCGGGGCCCGGCTGGTCCGGGTTCGGCCCTTGGAGTGGCAGAGGGTTGTCGGGCTACGGGGCGGCAAGGAAAAAGACGACCCACGGTTGCTGGCGGCCCGGCTCTACCCGAGCGCGGCGCCCTCGCTGACCCGGAAGAAAGATAACGGACGCGCGGATGCATTGCTGATCGCCCACTACGGGCGTCTACAGGAGAGAGGAAAATGACGGCAAAACTCGGAGACTTTCTTGATAAAACCGACGGGCAAATGAGCGTGGCGCTGGTCCACACTCCTGCCGGCCTGCTGTTCATGGTTCGGATAACCTCCGACGAAAAAGAGGAAACCGAGAGGGTTTACGTCATTGAACTGGACGACAATGACGTGGACGGGATGATGGCTTCGCTGAAAGCCTTTAAGGACAACACCGCGCGGCGCCCGGCCAACTCCCCGGAGCAGCCCGTCTGATGGACCTGTTCGATTTTCAGGAAACTGGCAGGGATTTCATAGCCGGGAACCGGTTCGCCTTTCTGGCGGACGAGCCCGGGCTGGGGAAGACCTGCCAGACTATCCGGGGGCTCCGTGTCAGTCTGCGGCAAGGCCCCACCAAGGCCAGAAAGATCAACATAGCCATTCTGTGTCCTAGGTCCGCAATCGAGAACTGGCGCCGGGAGTTGAAACGCTGGTGGACCGCCCCGGAAACCAACCCCCGGTTTTTCGTCTGCAACTATGACAAGCTGGTCCTGCCCGGTTTCGAGCAGGAGTTTTTCAATAGCATTGAATGGGACTACATCGTCTGCGACGAAGCCCACCGGTTGAAGCATTCCGGCGCTATCAGGACCAAGGTTGTTTACCACCGTATCGCGGCCCTGAAGAAATCCGGGGTTCAGGTGAAACTTCTGAGCGGGACCCCGGCCCGGAACCATGCCGGGGAAATGTGGACCCACCTTGCCGTGCTTCGGCCCGATATCATCCGGGACCGCTCCGGTCGCGCCATGACGCAGGAGCAGTTTGAGGATCATTTCTGTGACGTCTACTTCGACAAGGGCGGCCACCGCCGCATTCGCGGGTCGAAGAACATCGGGGAACTGCGCGGGCTTCTGGACGAGAGCGGTTTCCTCCTGCGGCGCCGGAAATCCGAGGTCAGGAAATCCCTCCCGCCGCTGGTATTCGATGAATATCCGCTCCCGCATGACGGTCGGCTTCCCCCCATGGGCAGGGTGGATCATCTTGAGGGCCTGACTATCGACGAGGCGCTGACTGTTCTTCAGGAAGAGCAGCACCACCTGATGACCGAGCGCCGGCTGACCGGGCTTCTGAAGGTTCCCCCGACCGTCGAATTCGTGCAGAACGAACTGGACGCCCCGGGCAAGATCATCCTGTTTTTCTGGCACACCGATGTCGGGCGGGAACTGTATCGCCTGCTGGCAGAATTCCAGCCCGTGCTGGTGGACGGCAAGACCTCGATCCCGCAGGACGAGGTGGACACATTCCAGCACGACGACGGGTGCCGGCTGTTCATCGGGCAGATCATGGCCTGCGGCGAGGCCCTGAACATCACGGCCGCCAATCAGGTGGCTTTCGTGGAGGCGGCGTGGTCGCCGGCCGACAACTACCAAGCCGCGTGCAGGGCCCACCGGATCGGGCTTGAGGGCGGGCTTCTGGTCCGGTTCCTGTCCTTGGCGCACTCCACCGACGAACTGGTTCAGCGCGTGCTGACCCGGAAAACATCCGACCTTACGGAGTTGTTCGACTGATGCCGAGAATGTATGAGCCCGCGCCCCGCGCGGCGAACCTGACCCCAACCGACAAGGTGAAAGTCGCCTACAGCGTCTTGGTCATGGGACTGAAGGCGCAGGATATCGCGCATATGTATCCGGGGATAAACCCCGGCCGACTGGCGGAGGCGGTTACCGCGATAGAATTCGCCTCCAAATATACTGATAAAGTCAATGAAATGAGAAAGGGAGACTGAAAAATGAAACTGATCTTTGAAGGCGACACCATTCTGGACATCGCCAACCAGATAGAGGTTTTTCTGGTCCAGATGGCACTGGACGGAACTGCCCCGGAAAACGAGGAACCGGAACCGGAGCCCAAGAAAACCCGGAAACCGAAGCCCGAGCCCGAGCCGGAGCCCGATACCGATGACAAAACTCCTCCCGAGCCCCCCGACGAGGAAGGCGAGGACCTCGCCGCCGTCAAGAAAGAGGCGCTGGACAAGCTGATGGCGGTCTACCTCGAAGGGTCCGACGCCCAGAAGGCCGGCATCAAGGAACTGCTGAAGAAATTCGGCGTGAAGAAGTTTTCCGAGGTTCCCGAAGCCCGGGCAAAGGAACTGCTTACGGAAGCGGAGAAACTGTGATGACCGGGAAAACCCCTGAAGAACTGGCCGGGGACTTAGTGGACATGGGTTTCACGATAGAAGAGGAGCCGGCCATACTCCCGGATGGCTCCGGGTTCATGTTGGCGTCCCTGCCGCTGCCGAAAAATCACTGGCTTTACCGGCGGGGTTACAATACCCCGCCGATGCCTCTGCGGATGGGCTCGGGCCCTGAGCGGGACGAAATGGTCAAACACGTTTGGGCTGCGGGCGAATATGCCGTTCGGGCCGCTACCATGAACGGGCAGGAGGATGATTTCGACCCGGACGCAATGGTTCAGAATTTCGTGGTGGGCCTTCTGGGCTACTTCACAAAAACCGGGGCCAGTGACGCGGGCGAAAACCCGGACCCTCTCCCGCCCCTGTTCAGACCGACGTGGAAACCCGAGGGTGATTGAGTGACGGAACATTCCGCGATAGGGCCGAGCGCCCTGCACCGGCTTCTGGCTTGCCCGGCGTCTCACAAGTTGAGCGCCGGGCGTCAGCGTAAATCCTCCCCCTACGCGGCGACCGGTTCCGTCGCCCACCAGATTATCGAAAACGTCCTGTCCGACGAAATGGTCATGGACGAATACCCGGACGTTGGCGATGTCTGGAAATACGAGGGCCACGAGGTAACCATAACCGAGGACCTTCTGGACGGGGCCAACCAGATGGTCGCCTTCTGCGAGAAGCTGAAGCCCGACGCCAGCAGGATATGGGTAGAGCAGAAGGTTGACCTCGGGAAACTGTGGAACGGTTCCCCGCCGGAGCCCATATTCGGGACCGTGGATTTCGGCGCCCTGCACGAGAATACCGACACCCTCTACGTCGTGGACTACAAGAACGGCGCCCTGCCGGTGTTCCCGGAGGGGAACCCGCAGCAGAACGCCTACGCCACCGGCATGTGCTACGAGTTGGGCCGGTTCCCGGGAACCGTGGTGAACGTCATTATCCAGCCCAACGGGATGGACAACACCACCGTCAAGGTTTCCGCCATGAGCGGGCTGGACCTGCTCATGTGGGCGGAGGAAACCCTGAAGCCCGGCGTGGACGCCCTGTTCGGCATGGCGCCGCCGTTCTCCACCGGGGACCACTGCCGGTTTTGCCCGGCCCGTATCGACTGCCCGGCTCTCTACGCGCTGGCCAAAGAAACCTCCCGGACGGAGTTTACCAAGCTGCCGCCGGAACCCGTCACGCTGTCTGACGACGACCTGTCCAACATCCTGAACCACGTCTCCGTCATAGAGGGGTGGTTCGAGGCGGTGCGGGCGGAGGCGTCCCAGCGGATCGACAAGGGCCGGTCGGTTCCCAACTGGAAACTGGTCCCCAAGCGCGCCGTGCGGCGCTGGGCGGACCCGGCCAAGGTCGAGAAGTGGGGTCGAGAGAACGCCGCCGG